ACAAGAGTAGCACCTAGTCCTGATCTTTGAAATACTTCTCTATTGGCTTGCATAGCCATCAAATCATTTTTTATATATTGGTAATGTTGTTTGTTTTTTGCTCTTGATAATTCATCTGCATAAAAATAATCTTCATTATCTTGTATTTCTTTTAGCCAATCAAACGATTCATCATATGGTGTAGCAGCAAAATTAAAATATTCCATAGTTGAATTAGTAATAGGCAACCATTGATATTTTAAATTAGCTTTAAATCCCTCAATAAAAGTAGGCTCTACTCTACCCTCGCTATCAGGATACAAAAAATGTAAAGGCTCAATTTCTTTAGCAAAGTCACCTGTAGGAATAAATTCTTTGGGCTGAGTATCTGTGTATTCAAGCCTCATTAATCAAACTCCTGATCCATAAAATCACTGTTATCTCTTATGTAAAATCCTAAAAGACCTGCTCTATCACCAACTCTTCTTCTTGTTTGAATATGCAATGGTGTTTTTGTATTTCCAAATTCACCATAATTATATGCTTGATGAAATCCTGCTTGTCTAAAATAGTAAGCTCTTAACTCAGGATCATCTGTATTAATTGCTTTTGACACAGAATCATAGTATTTAACAAATGTTCTTTTTAATCTATCGTGTCCGAATTGATAGGAAAAATCTATTAATGCTTTCTGCCTATCAACAGCAAGCTCTGCAAAATTTGGAAACTCTTTATTGTACTGTTCATATATATCTTTTATTTTATCTGTATAAACAAGGTCTGCTGTTTTTTGCCTCATACCCTCTATACCACCTAACCCCATCTTTCTTTTAAATTCATTTGCCTTAGTAAGTAATTGTTCTCTTGTTGCATTTTTGTTTGTAAGCAACCAACTTTGTAATGGCTTTAATTCAGATGCAAGTTGTGGTGGCATCTTCTCATAGTCTTTATCAGTGAGATATCTAATATTAAACCCTCTTCCTATAGATAAAGTATTTCTATCTATATAAGGTGCAGTCCTAAAGTTTTCTTTATTAGATGTATAATTTACTATCTCAATTAAATTATCTTGTATTTGAACTGCTACATCAGGAGTAAGAAGAGTATTGTAAATATCTTTTATCTTATCTGTTATGCCTTCCTTTAAAGACTTTGCACGTGTTAGTAATTGCCATGATGGATTTTCAAATCCCTTTTGTGTAATTTTGTTTTCAAGATAACTGCCTTCCAAACCATCAACATATTCGCTAAATGTTTTAAGGGTAGATAAAATCCTTGTTTCATCTTCTTGCGTACCAAACTTAGTTACACCCTCAAAGTCTTGCTGTGATTTAGACCCAAATGATTTAGATGCTAGTGCATATTCTCCTGAGTTAATTGGTTGCTCAAAGTTTTTAATAGCACTTAGTGTAGAATTATATGTTGAATCAAACTTATCGTTACCTATAAAATCTGAAAAGTCTATACTTTCTATATCAGGTTTTAATAATGATAAATCTTCAGGAGGTAATTTTGCATTTATTCTTTTTAATCTTGAGTTAAATACTTGTTGTAAACTTCTATTCCTTGCTTCTTCAGCATTATAAGAAAGTTTTTTATCAAACTCTTTAGTATTAAAATACATTTCAACACCTTCATTATTTAATAAAGGTATTCCATTAGCATCAACAATAGTAAATGCTTGATCCCCAAACTGTGAGTTTCTATAGTCAGGTAATAAAAAATATTCTGATCCTAATAATCCTTCTGTCTTTGAAGTTTCAGCAACCATAGTATTAACGTGCAATTTAAACTTATCATAGTTACCATCAAGATATTTTCTTTTAGGTGAGAATCTTGTTCTTTGATCTGTAAGACCTATGTTTTGTACATCATATATAGTTTCATCTTCTATATATAAATTATCGTATGTTCCATTAATAACATCAACAATGTTTTCTAAGTTAAACTCAGGAACACTTTCATTAGTTCCACCTTTTAATCTTTTAGTAACAAGAAGTTTTTGTACATATGGTTTCATTTGATACCAGTGCTGTGGCTTAACTTCAGTTTTTTCTAAAACAGATTCAAGGCTTTTATCTACAGATGTAACGGTTGCATCAGGAATAAACTCCTTAACAACCAATTTTATATTTTCATTTAACTCTTTTTCAGTAGCAGGTATTCTTGAAAAGTAATTAAAAGCATCAACAATGTCACCACCATTTGCCCTAGCTACAGCATCAATAGCATTAAACTTAAAGTATTCATCATCATAGCCTTTTAATTTTGATCTTCCATCTTTTGTATATGCTACGTTTTTCCACATATCTAAGACTCTTGATAGATATGCAGTCTTTTGAGAACGATTTAATCCTGACATTGCACTAAGTGTTGTAATATCAGGATGCTTAAATAACTGATGCATTGATGATGGAATTACATTTTCGGTTCTAGCTTGCCTCAACACATAACTGTAATCCTCACTAGGCATTGTTAATAAATTCATAGATGTTACTTTTGTTCCTAGATTCTTACTGATACCTGCATTTAATCCCTCACGAACTTTATCTGTATTTTCTAATATAACAGGTGCATTAGATGTACCATTAACCATATTGGCATAATAAGAAGCAGTATAATCATCATTCATTGCGTTCATAATTTTATCAGCATCACCTGATCTATTACTTATCTCACGAGTAATGATACCCATATCTGTTCTTGTAAGATCTAAACCATCTTTTAAATCATATATTTTTTGTAAATCACTTATACTTATTGCACCATTAGACAAATTTATAACTGTATTAATAAGTTTTTGTGATGGCTTTTTGCTTTGCATTATTTGTTCAATGCCTTTTATTGCAGGCCCATTCTCACCTAACCTGTCTACAACTTGATTAACAACACCTAATGCCCTACTTCTTCTTAGCTCTGCATACAAATCAGCAGCAGCAGGTGCTTTTATATGACCTTCTGCTACTAAACTTTTAATATTAGTTTCAATTTCTTGAACTGTATTTTCAATATCAACCTGCATTTGTTGATAAATCTCAGGGCCTTCTTCTTCTATATTAGATTGTTCAAGGTTTGATTGTGCATAAGTAAGAGTAGATAATGTATTAATATTATCTTTTGTTGTTAATAATGTGTTTTGTGCAGCAACTCTTTCGTCTCTTGCTATTGTATCATTTAATATTTTGTTTGAGTGTAAGACTCTTTGATTTGTAACTTTAGTAATAAAGTCAGGAATGTATTGATCCATTCCATTATCTTTAAAGTTTTTAACGTGAGCATCTATATAACCATTAGCTAATTTATCAAATTTATCTTTATCATATTTATATTGGCTTTGTAGTCTTCCAAATTCTTCTTGTGCCATTAATCCTATGGCATTGCTATATCTTTCAGCTAAAATCTTTTGTGCATATGGAGCACCAACTTGTGAAAAATTAGCTTTTTCAAAAAGAACTTTACCATCTTTTGCTACTGCTAATGTTTTTGCTGTATTAATATCTGTCTTAATTGCATCTTGTCTTGCTTCTTCCCAAAAGATTTTTTGCATAGAATCGCCTAATTCAGCGACTGCCAACCCTAATTGTCTTGCACCTGTGTCAGCGGCAACAACACCAACAGGTTGGTTTCTAAATGTAGTAGGTTTTGATTTTATAAATTGTGCCATTATGTAATAAATCCCATATCTTTACTTGGATTAGGCATCATTGTGCTTGCTTTATATCCTGCACCCAGAATAGTTCCAAATGCTTTATATCTATAAGCTCTTGATATATTATTAGCCTTAGTAACTGCCATTACAGCCTGTTGTGCATATTTACTTTGTTCAGCAAGATTTTGATAGTTTGATCTAGCAGCAGCAGTTTGAGTATCCCTTTCTGCTTTTTCAAGTATTCTCTTATAAGATCTATCTGATCCTAAATCTCTACCAGTAACTCCTGCAACAGCAGCATTTGTAGATTTAAAGGTTTGTAAATTTTCCATAATCATATTATGTTCTTGCAGTGCTTGCAGCTTTCTAATCTTTGCCTGTGTTTTAATATTTCTTTCAGTTAATGCACCCTCTACTTTTGCACCTGCTGCTGCATCACTATATCCTTTTGCTGTTACTAATGCTGAACCTATTGCTAATGCTACTTGCCACATTAAAATGCCACCTCTACTATCATACCATTAATTTGAAGATCCAAAGGAAACGACTGAGATACTGTTACTCTTGGATCACGACTGTAACCTAACATCCTAAACTCTTCCTTACCTGTAACTGCTACCCTATCTAAACTCATATCATCTGTAACATTTCTAATAATAAGATCTCTTGTTGTAGATGTATCCTTTGGGCCAGTAACACTTACAGCAGTTGTTTCAAATAAATCTAATACAACTTT